TCTTGCGTGCGATCGTATCGGGATCGCTGTCCTCGCAAGCTTAGCAGCCGGGCACACGTTCGATTTCCGCGCGCTGAGCTTTGCCCTACGGAAAGAGGCGGCATGACGCGCACTTGGATGGACGCGGCCTAAAATGTCGGTTCTTGTCCTCCTCGATAGCAAATCTCGGATCACGATCTGCCCGCCGCTGACGGATAAGCCCACGGCGGCCAGCCCTGAAGCGCCGCTCTCGAAGGACATCGAACACATCCTCCAGGGGCGCGCCCGGCTGATCGCTCAGTACGTCGGGAAGCCGCGACTCGATGATCTGCTCTGCATCTACATCGATCAGATCCAGCTCCTCGAGGACGCGCTCTGGGATCTCGCGACGCTTCGAACGATCGACGCCGGCGAAGGCGTTCAGCTCGACGGGATCGGCGACATCGTCCGTCAGGAACGCCAGGGGTTCTCCGATGACGACTATCGGCCGTTGCTCCGGGCCCGTGTCCGCGCGAACAAGTCGGAGGGGACCGCACCCGACATCATCGCCGTCGCGGTCGCCGCGATGAACGAGCCGCCACTGGGTCAAATCGAGTTCGAATCACTTCCGCCGGCTGGCTTCGAGCTTCTCATTACAGATCAACTCATCTTTCCCGAAGAGATCCTGAATGACCTGATCCAAGACGCGACCTTGGCAGGCGTCCGGGCGAACGTGATCGTCACGCTCACGGCAGCGGAGATCAATCGATTCGATTTCGCAGACGGGGTTGGGGATGACAATGTCTTCGACGCCGATAGCGGGTTCGACAGTGCTACAACCCCGGGAACGGGGAACGGTGAGTTTTCCAGGGCCCTGGGCCCATCGACGGGGTAACCAATGGGACGACCACAAGGGGACGCGAACTGGGCGACAAGCGCTGTATTCAATGCACCCGCGAAGTCATGGGATGGCGACCCGAACAAGATCGAGCCCACGCAAGGCCGAAAGAACAACGGCTGGGAACCGACCCAAAAGCCGCCGTCCGGATTCCTCAATTTCTGGATGAACCAGGCCTATCTCCTCTCCGATTACATCGTGAACATTCAGGCGATGGATTTCCGGCCGTGGGGGACACATCCATCGACCGTCGGGGCCCTGTTCTTCATCGGGGCCGCAGCCGCCTCTGGTTCATCCTCGAGGTGGTATTCCGGCGAAACCGTTGCAGGGCAGCGCGTCCGGTTCTCTGACGACTGGGGGCGCAGTTGGACGACCGCGACGACCGATGTCCCCGCCGGCGAAACGTTCCATCGTTTCGATGAGAGCGCTGGAGAGGTTCTCGTCATGACGCACACGGCTGCGGCAGATTCCAACGTCTTCCGCTCGACCGATAACGGCGTGACCTGGGTCGACGTGACACCGGTCTGGGGCGGCGCCACGACGATCCCTGACGATCTCTGGTTCGACGGAACGGTCGGCGGGGGATCGGGAACCTGGCTCGCGTCGACGGACAGCACGATCATTCAGCGCTCAGTCGATGGTGGGGCGACCTGGGCCGTCCTGACGACGCCGCCGGGCCGCGCCGACATCTTCGCTGGCGACAAGGCCGGGACGATCCTCGCGGGCGGAGGGACGCCGGGGATCTATCGATCCACCGACGGCGATACATTCGCCTCAGTCCTGACCGACTTCTCCGGTCTGGGGGTGGTTTCGATGCACTGGGCATCGGGGATCGGCCTGTTCGTCGTGACCGGCGTTGATGGCAACGGCACGGATAACGTCTGGACGTCGCCGGATGGCTCGACCTGGACGCGCCACGACGACGCGTTCGTCGCGGCGTTAGCGGGCGGGATCCGAGAGGTCGTCGACGATGGAGGCGATCTCCTCATCGGGCGTGTGGATGAAGGCGGCGTCGGGGCGAATGACCGAACCGTCTTCTCGATCGACCGCGGGATCACGTGGCGCGACGGGCTCCCGCCGAATGCTGGGAACCAATTCGTTTTCTTTCAGAGCGCCGATCGCCGGGGCAGCGACGGGGGCCGCTTCTGGCTCGATCTCGATGACGTCGGCGGCGTGACCGAGTTCTACGCGTCAATCGGCGTCGCGTGACGGGCGAGCGGGCGGCCGACTGCCCGACTGAACGACGGCCGTCCTGGGGTGCTAGGCTCTCGAATGTGGCGAACTCGAACGGGTCCAAGTCGATGCTTCAGACGGTCATCACATCGGTAGTCATCGCTTCTCTGCTGTCCGCGGGAGGAGCCTACGTCTCCACGTCTGTGATGAGCGCCGAGCTCGACCGTGCTCAGGCAGACCTCACGAGCGCAGAGGTGACGATCACACTGAACCGGGAGCAACTCGTCGCCCTGAAGGCCGCGAAGGCCGTCGCCGATGAACGTGACGATCAGCGATGGGATGATGTGAAGCAGGAACTCTCGAAGATTCGGGTCACCCAGGGGAAGATCCTGCTCGCCCTCCCAGAGCGCTGGAGAGAATCCGACTAGCGGCGGTGATAGGCTGGCCGCGGTCCGGTCGGCCTTGATGTCGGGATCCCCTTCGGCCGGCGCTCCGCTGGCCGGGCCACTTGAACCAGGAGAACGAACATGGGCCTCGAACTTTTCATCAGCTGGCAAGCGGTCGTCCTGGCCGCGATCGTCGTCACCGTCACCGCGGGCGTGAAGACGCTCGTCTGCCTCGCATGGAAGGGATGTAAGAAGAGCCGCGTCGGCTCGAACATCGTCCTTCCCATGATCCCGCTCGTCCTCGCCGCTCTCGCTGGCGCGTTCATCCCGCTCCGCCCGGAGGCGGTCGTCGAATACGTCTCGAGTCACACTTCGGGATTCGGCTCGACCGTCGCCTATGCCGCTTGGGGCTTCGTCGCCGCGGGGATCTTCGGTGCGTGGCTCTTCGATCGCGCGAAGGACTTCGTCACCCACGGAAAATGAAAGCCGCTTGGACATGGGTGCGGAAGTGGTCGGGGCTGATCCTCGGCGGCGTCCTGGTCGTCTTCGGCGCGGGCTGGCTTTGGCGGCGCGAACGTGCGAAGCGGCTCAGCGCTGAGGCCCAGGCCGAAGTGAACGCGCTTCGAGAGGAGATCGCCGGGGCGAAGGTCGTTCGTCAGAACTTCATCGACGATGCGGAAGACCATACCCGGGCGATTGATGTGCTCGACAGACGAATCGAAGAGCGGGAGCGGGCGATTCTGAACGCCCACGACGAACCACTCGAAGGGCTGAGCCGTGATGAAATCAGACAGCGACTCCGCGCTCTCGGCTTCTGAGTCCCTGGTCATGGCGCTATGGGTCGTGACGATCGCGGTCTTCATCCTCGGGGTCGCCTCGACCTGCCAAGCAGATTGCCGCGAGGGGATCGCCGACAGGCTCATCGACCAGATCCATGAGGGCGTCGAGGGATTCTTCCTCACCACTGCGGATGCCGAATGCTTCGCTCGACAGGCTCAGATCATGGGAGACCTCGAGGCCCAGGTCGCCGAGCTCACCGCACGCGCGGGGATCGCGGACGCTCGCTATGTGGCGATGCTCGAAGCGACGGCGCGAGGGGCCGAGGTCATCGCGACCCAGGAAGAGGCGCTCGCGGCATCCATCCGGCGGGCGATCACGGCGGAGAGGCGGGAGGAATCGATCCTCCGCTCGCCGCTTCTGTGGTTCACGATCGGCGTTGCAGTCACAGCAATCGTTGGCGTCGTCGTCTCGGTTCTGGTAGATGCGCCGTGAGATGGATTCTCTTCGCTGTCGCTGCCCCCTTTGCCGTCCCCGTCGGGTGGGGTTTCGTCGCTCTGACGATGCTGATCGGCGCATCGCACAATCCGAACTGGGGGCGATATGGACGGCTTCGGGCGACGTGGAAGTCGTGGGTCGGTCGACGGGGCTTCCACCGATCGGTGACATTCGGCTTCGGGAAGATCTTCACGCCAGCAGCCGCTGACGATTCCATCGTCGCCGCTCACGAGGAGATCCATTCCGAGCAGATCGAGGATCTGATGATGCTGTCGCTGATCATCGGCTCCGCGGTTGGATTCATTGGATGGAACGGCTGGATCGGTCTCGGGGTCTACCTCAGCGGCGGCGCGTGGCAGCTCCCGAACTATCTGACGGCGAAGCTCCGCGGCGGTCGACCTCTTCACGAGCGTCACGCCTACGCCGAAGAGGACGAAGTCACGCCGATTCAGCCGGCGCTATGATCTCGTTCGTCGTCGGCTGCCTTGTCGGAGCGGGGTATGCTCTGGTCGGCGTTCAGATCTATCGATGGGAGCGAGAGCATGCGACGCAAGGTGATCGACAAATACGATGGGCCGACCACGCTCGGAATCGATGTGAGCCGGTGGCAGGGGCGGATCAACTGGCCGGAGGTCGCGGCCGACGAGGACGAGATCCGGTTCGCGATCTGCCGGACGGGAGATGGCGGGGGCCGAGACCGACGCTTCACTGAGAACGTGGAGGGAGCTCGCGACGCCGGGCTCGTGGTCGGCTCGTATCACTATCTGCGCGCCGACCGCGACGGGACAACCCAGGCGGAGATCGTCGCCGACCTCTGGGAGCACGCCGGGGGGTTCCGGCCGGGGACCGACATCCCGCCGGCGCTCGATCTCGAGGCGGGGATCCGGACGAATCTCCCCGGTGGCGTCTTCGAAGGTCCAGGTCGCTTCGTCCCGCTCGACGTCGTCGTCGAAGAGGCCCTCGAGTTCCTCTCCCAGATCGAGACGTTCCTCGGAGCTCGGCCGATCATCTACACGGGCCAGGCGTTTCACTGGTGGTTCAGCCAGGGGAATCCCGATCTGGCCGCCAAGTTCGCCGACTGGCCGCTCTGGCTCGCGTCCTATTCGAAGCGGCCGAGGATGCCGGTCGACAAGGGCGGCCAGGGATTGCCCTGGGATCAGTGGACCTTTTGGCAATTCACGGGGAGCGGGGAAGCCGACGGCATCCGGGGTGATCTCGACCTTGATCTCTTCCGGGGCTCTCGAGATGAGCTCATCAGGTGGACTAGCGAGACCGTCTCCCGTTGCGACTAGTCCACCGCCCCCGTAGCCTCCGGCCCATGCGAAACCGAATCTCGATCCCCTGGGTCGCTCTGCTGGTCTGGCTCGCCTTCGGCGGGATCCTCGCGGCGGACGTCCCCCCTCGCTCCGAGGCCCTGAGAGCGCCTGAGAGAGTTGCGGCTCCCAGACGGCCACCCGTCCAGGCCGGGTCCTCTCCGGTCGCCGTGGCTGATCCTCGCCCAGCCGCGACCCCAATTCCGGCCTCTCAGGCGATGCCCCGCCGCGCGCGCCGGGACCCGCTCCCGTCCGATGCCCCGTCGAAGGCCCTTTTCATCGCCCGCCTCTACGTCGTCGAGAGCGATGTTCACCGTCCAATCGACCGGGCGATCATGGTCCACATCCTCGACGACCGGCGGGAAGTCCTCCGCGAGCTCTGGGGGCGTCCCATCAGCCTCGTCGAAGCTGCGGACCTCTATTCGAGCGGGACTCTCAGGCTCCGGCCTCGAGGCCGCTTCGGGCGTCTGAGGTGGATCCTCGAGGTCGATGACTCAGGCGTGCGGCCCGAAGCCTTCCCAGCCCGCTGGAGCTGGGAGCGTTTCTCCGCTGGCTTCGAGGAGGTTCTCGTCGAGGCCGCGGGCCACATCGCTGGCGAGCGACCGCCTGATCCGTGTGAGGACCTCGCCGGATCCTGGGGAGGGGGCCGCGGCCTGGAACTGACGAGCGACCGGCCCCGCGCATCGATGGAACGCATCGTCTGCCACGAGGATCAGATCCTCAGGACCTACTCGACGGCTCGGACGCGGCGGCGCGCTCGGTAGCTACCAGACGAATCCGCCCTGATTCGCCTCCGCGTCCAGCATCGGGAGCGTCTTCGCGAACCGAGAGACGCTGCTTCCGTCGGTGCTATCTGCTCCCGCCTCGTGGCAGCGACGTATCCGAATGCGCGTATTTACCCTAGCTACATGGAAATGACACCCGCGACTCCGCGCAAGTTCGCCCCACGAACGCATGGTGTCGAGCTTCCAGGCTGTCGACCCTCCGAGGAAGATCCCAATCTCGGGCCCGAGAATCGCCCGGACATCATCGGCGGCCATCCCATCCTGAACCGGAAGAAGAAGCTCGCCCTTCAGCCGTGATGCCCAGGACATCGATAGGCGGAGCGACTCGAGGCCACCTCCGACGACATCCGGGAGGGCAATCCAGTCAGCTCCGGCGCCCAGCTTCTCCACGAGACTCTCGAAGGCGGGCACGTCGAAAGGCTCGCCCTTCTGATATGCAGTCCAGGCGCCGTTATCGATCGCGTATGGGAAGCCCTCAGCGCGATGGACACCCCGAGCTGAGACCAGGAGACGCCAACCCGCGGCCCTGAGCACGGCCAGGTTGCGCCGCGTCCCGGTCCTGCTGGCGTACATGATCACGGAAACCAGATCGCGTTTGCTCGGGCCGTCTCCTTGACCTCTACGGAATGCAGGACCACGCGATCGGCAAGCCATTCGAGCCGGTCTATGATCCGTTCGCCGAACCACCGCGCTGCATTTTCGGCGGTGGAGTTTTCGATCTCATCGTTGATGTTGCGGTGATCGAGCCGGTCGATCAGCGGCTGGACGATTCCGTCGAGCACGTCGTAATCCAGGACCATTCCGTCCACGAGAGCGTCCGCCTGTAGTGTCACGAGCACACGGTAGCTGTGACCGTGGAGCCGCTTGCATTTGTGATCGTCGGCGACGAGCGGAAGGCTATGCGCGGCCTCGAACGTGTAGGTCCGCGACACGCGGTACATGGGGATCCTCCTCTCCGGCTTCATCGAAACCCTTCCGCCTCAGGACGCATGCTGGACACGTTCCGCATGACCGAACTTCGTGGATTCGAGGGCCCGTCTTCTGGGGGTCGTAACAGGTCCAAGTGTCGGTGAGCGCTTGCCAGCATTCCGGCCCTAGCTCGCGAGCCAATCGTACGATCGCGGCCTTCGGGAGCTGGACGAGCGGGGCTTCGATCCGGAAGTGATATTCGAGGCCAATGAGAAGGGCGCGCTCCATCGCTGTGATGAACTTCGGACGGCAATCGGGGAAGGCCGCATGGTCATCAGCGCCGCAGCCGATGACGACGCGGCCGAGTTCGTGCGCCTTCGCGTAAGCACTGGCGATGGTGAGGAACATCGCGTTCCGGCCTTCGACGACGACATTCTCAATTGTCACCTCGCCGTCTTTCGATGTGAGCGCTGACCGGAGGCCGAGGCCTTGCGCCCCGAGGGTTTCGCCCTGAAAGGCATCCACCTTGATCGCTCTGGCCACCCTGCGGGCCGATGTCGCCTCGACCCAATGCCGCTGGTGGTAGTCGATGAAGAGCGCGTGAAGCGGACGCCCCCATTCCCGGAGCGCGAAGTGAAGACATGTCGTCGAATCCTGGCCTCCGGACAGAAGAACGACGGACCCCGCGTTCACGAGTCGTCCCCAAACACGCGTCGCTCCTCTTCCTCGGTGCTTTGGCTACCCATCATGCCTCCTCGGCTCTGAGTGCTTCGCGGGCGGTGCGAAGATGGCCTACTGAGCATTCCTCGTCGTGCCCGTCGTCCTCGCTCCACTCGCAGAATACGCATTGGCCCACGTCTTCGACCCATGACAGGGCGCCATCACCAACAGCACACGCTGCGAGCATGAGGCGGGTGCGGGCCGTGCTACCGCTAGTGTTGAAGCCGTTCTGCCTGTAGAGCGCCGCATTCTCCGCAGCCAGCCGCCGGTTCTCCTCGCGTAGCTGGTCGCGTTCGGCTTCGAGTTTCAGAAACGCCGCAGCCCAGATGGCGTCCTTCGTCTCCAGCTCACCGATCCGAGCATGGAGACGGACGAGTTTCTCCGCCTGCATCCGGTCGGCGCGTGCCTTCTCCCCCTGCCATTCGCGTTCTGTTGTTTCGAGTAGGCCCTCCGCCTTGTCGGCGCGGGCTTCGACTTCTTTCCGTCTCGTGAATGCGTACACGTATTGTCTCGCGAATGCAGCGCGGTCCGCCTCGTGCTCTGCCAGCGCCGCGTCTCGTTCGTCGCTGAGTCTCCGAATCGTCTCGACGTGCCAATCGTTGTCCGCGGCGAGGCTTTTGATCTCGGCCTCGGCGGCTTCGATGAGATGGCGGTCGTTCATGGGCCGTCTCGGACATCGAATGGAAGCTCACCAGCAAAATCCACCAGCACGGATTGCCGGACCTGCTTCCACCAGACCTTGCGATCGCCGTCCCATCGGAAGCCGGCATCTTTCGCAAGCTGTCGATCGTTATAGGATACGCAAGCGATCAGCTCTTGCCGGGGCTCCATGGCTCGTTCGTACCAGAGTCGGAGCCCGCCCTCGATCTCGTGAACGCGGGAGAGCACGGCGGCGAGCGTCAAGCAATCCTCGATCGCGCGGTGAGCTCGGATGATGCCGACGTCATAGGCGAGCGCGATAGCCGTGAGGGACCCGGTCTCGCCGGGGACGCGTGGCCAGATGGCGTCTTCGTAGGTGCAGAGCCACTGACCCTGAAGTCGCGGGAGCCATCGGCGATCGAACTCAGCGCCGTGGGCCACGGGAACACACCCGCCGCGCGCGCCTTGGCCACGGCTCATCATCGTTTTCAGAACCGGATGCGGGTCAGCGTCTCCTTCGGAGCTTCGTAGGCCCCACTCCTGGACCGCCCGCTCGGGGATGCGATTGATGCTCTCGGCCGCGTTCGCCTCCGCGTGGAGGAGGAACGCCTGGTGGTCAATCGTGATGCCGATCACCGGATCGAACAGCACCGCCGCGACCTCGATGAGGTGATCGGTCTCCGGGTCGAGGCCGGTCGTCTCGGTGTCGACGATGAGGAACGCGGGAAGCTCGCTCATGGTTTTGCTCTCGGTTCGTTCTCATCAGGACCGCCGTGACCCGGGCATGCCAGCCCCGGGACGTATCCGCTGTAGCGACCGTCGAGGCGCAGAACCTCGCCACTGGACGCGTTGCGGAAGGTCTCGGATGGCGGCTGCTCGCCGTAGGCCGGCTTATCGCAGAACCCGGCGGGCACCCCATGTCGCCACATCGGGACGGAGCACTTCCCGTCGCCGTCCGCCAGGGTCTCGTGATGCTGACTCATCCTCACGAGTCGTCCCCAAACACGCGTCGCTCTTCTTCCTCGGACATCTCGCCGGCGGCCGGGTCGTGGTCGAGATCGGTCGGGATGTCGATGACCGCCTCGCCGATGTCGAAGGTCTGATCGAGGTTCGCGTCGGCCTGCTCGTCGATGTTGATCGCCGTGTGGAGCGTCCGCGATTCGGGCGTCTGAGGGACGTATTTCAGCGCGCGCCGAAGCGCCGTCTTCCGCGCCATCATCGGAAAGTCGGTATGCCAGGGCGAGTCGTTCCGCCCTCCGTCGGCGTACTGGAAAGCGCGAGACCGCCGCATGATGCGCTCGATCTCGTCGCGCCACATCCATTCGATATTGGGGACGGGAGCGTTCAGCAGCCGGACGACGGCGTAGGCCGCGACGACTTCCGACTCTTCCCGCTTCGGCTGCGGCGAGTGAACGATCTTCGGGTCGGTCCCCATCATCGGGGGCTCGAAGATGTCGGCGTCTCGAACGTCCCAGGCCTGAACGTTTTGGACGATGCCCGATCGGTACGCGAGCGCGACGAGGCCTTTGTATCCGAAGACCACCGTCGCGGTCATCGTCCCTTTGACCTTGAACGGAATCAGCCATGCCTGACCGAGATGCGAGCCGATCTCGAGGCCACAATGGGAGACCTGTAAGAACCCCCCGATCAGGCTCGCCGACGAACACTGAAGCAGCTTAGGAACGCGCTGGATCTCAGTCGCGAAGATGCGAGCGAGGCGCGTCCCGTCGACCATCTTCGGGAGAGCGCGCTGAATCTGGTCGAGGTTCGCATTCAGCCACTTTTCGACGCTCTCGCCTCCCGCACCGACGCGGATGATCTGACCCTTCGGATTGACTGCCATCACTTCACCTTCCTGATGTGGGAGGTCGTTCGCGCCTCCGTCCCCTTCACGCTCACGTCGAGGCCTTCGAGAGCCTTCGCCGCGGCCATGACCCCGACGCTTTCATCGATGACGATCTCGCGTAGGCGCGCCCCGAGAGTATCGAGCCGATCGCCGATGACGACCATCGGCAACGCTCCCTGATTCTTGACGACGAGCTTCGCTCTCGTGTTCCGCGTGATGACCTTCCAGGCGCCGACGTTTTCGCCAGGTAGGTTCCCGCGCTCTGCGTTGCCCATCATCAGACGGATCTTCTGCTTCAGTTCCTTCTCTCGCTTCTCGAGGGCCTTCCGCTGGCCAGCCAGCTCGGCGATCTCCTCGGTCATCAGGAAGGCATCGATCCCGAGCTCGACCGTCTTCCCCGCGGTCGCGGCAACGTCGACGGACCGATCGTCCTCCTCGCTCCCGTCGGGATCGGGTGGGTCCCCGTCCTGGACGCGCTTCCAGAACGCCTCACCCCGTTCGATGAGCTGGCCGATCCGTTCCTCGTCGCGGTCGACCCAGATGAAGAGCGGGGGGGCGCCGAAGAGCGTCACGCCGACGAGGGACTTCGGCGCGTCGGTGACCAGCATCTGATGCTGAACCTGGGCGTCGACATGATCCGGGATGCCATCTGCCCAGAGCTCGGCGATCACCGGGGAGCGCGTCGTCTTCACCTCGAAGGGGAAATCGCCGGCAAGGCGTTCAACGGGTTTCATCGGTCGAACCCACCCATCGAGTGTCACGCCCGCCCACGGATGCCGCGTCGAGCGAAGCAGGACGTTCTCGGGGTGAGCGTCGAGCTTCAGGCGCCGCCTCAGGTTCCGAATGATCGATTCCTGCTGGTCGGTCCCCCAGTCGAGCGTCTCCCGATTGTTCAGCGCATCGACGTCGTCCTGGGTCGGCGCGCCCTTCCGCATCCGGATGTAGCTCGACAGGAGCGAGCCGTACCGGTGGACGCCGAGGAGCTGGGGCGCGACCGTCCCGGTGACGAGCTTCCGCCGTTCGGCGAGCCACTCGGGATCGGTGTCGCGGCAGACGATCTCGAAAGCGGCGCTCACTTGGCCAATCCCACTGCATCGCGGAGCGATTTCACGACTTCGCCGGCCAAGCGCTCATCGACGTAGCCGCGCACCTTGTCGCGGATCAGTTTCATCTCGGATTTGAATGCCTTCTCGACGTGTGTCGTGAACGCTTCGCGCGCGATCTTGCCTCCGAGGCTGGGGGTGCCGTGCGGGCGGGTTTTCATCATGTCCTCCACCGACTTGCGCACGTAGCTCTCGAAGCTGACGACCGGGCCCTTGCGGTCGCCCCAGTGGTCGTATTGCGGGAAGCCGGCGGCGATCACCTCCTCGATCACTGACCGCACCTTCTCGGCCACGACGTCGCGCACCAGCTCCTCGCACGACTCGCGCACCATCGTCGCGACGGTCTCCTCGACGCGCTCCTGGAGACCAGTCCGGTACTCGCTTCCCCAGCAATCGCGAAGGATCCGCTCGACCGCGGCCTCGTGAACCTTCTCCTCGTCGATGACCAGATTCACGATGCGCTCGTCTTCGTCTGCTTCACGAACCACTTCACGACGAGGAGCTCTCCGTCCTTCGTCTTCGAGATGTGGAGCGTCGCGTTCTTCGGAATATCGATCCCGCGGTCCTTCAGCATCCCGATCACCTGAGACTTTTCGAGCTTGATGCTCTGTTCGATTTCCATGTCCAACCCCTCCGGTTGAAAGTGGCCGCCCCCGAAAGACCAAACCCCCGGGGGCGACCGGTTGACGACAGCGGAACCTAGCCGGATTGCCGGATCCCGATGCTCCTCTGCCGCTGGTTGGCGATGAGCTCCGCCGCGAGCGCGCGCCGAATCTCCCCCTCGCGGTCCTTAGCGAGCGTGCCAGCCCCGGCCCCGCCGTTCTCTTCGAGTTGTTTCGCGATGTTCGCATCGAAGAACTCGACGATCGTCCCCCGCCACGCGGTCATCTTTTCGCGGCTCCGCCAGCAGGGCGACGGGACGTAGTTGTAGACGTAGGCCACGATCGAGTGAAGCGCGGGCAGGTCTTCCTCGGTCGAGAGCGCGAACGCCTCGTTCAGCTCGTTCTTCAGGACGGCTTCGACGAAGGTCCCGGGCCACGTTGCGATCGCGGCCCACTCATCGATCTCCGAACGGACCCAGTCGGGGATGGTGCTGTAATCGATCATCTTCCAGCCCTCAGGCTTTGGAGACGATCGGTCAGATCTTCAAGCAACACCGAGAGGCCGCCTGGGTTTGAGTTCAGGCCCTTCGGTTCCGTGTATGGCGTGATCACATCGACGAACTGGTCGATGATGGTCCGCCAAAGGCGGAGCTCGCTCAGCGCAGAGCGGAGATCTTCGCTTCGGACTACGACGAATCCGCCCATGGAACAGGCCGATTCGAGACGTTTCTGTTCGGCGCATCGCTCGCAGACGTCCCCCTCCGGGGTGCTGTGGTCGGGACGCGCGATGCGGCGCCCGCAATAGATGCACGCCTCCGGCTCATCGGCTTCTGTCCATTCGTCTGTCATCGGAACGCCTCGACGATTGCGTGACCGATGACCTCAGCCACCTGAGGGACTACGGCGTTTCCGAGGGCTCGATATCGGTCCAACCCGGGGGGAAACCCATCAGGACCTCTGTCAGCAACACCGGCAGGTACCGCTCGAAGTCGTCCGCGTAGTGTTCGGGTAACATCGAACGCGTCGGGCGAGCTCGGCGCACCTTCGCAAGAGATGCAATCGAGTATTCCCCGACTCTCTTCGCGTCGGAAGCCAGGGGCGTAGGCCACCGCAAACAACCGCTCCCGGAGATGAGGGAGACCAACATCCGACGCGCGAAGCACCGCCCATTCCGCATCGAACCCGCACGCGGCCAGGTCTCCGATGACGCCGGCGAAGCCCATGGAAAGGAGCCTTGGAACGTTTTCCAGGACAACGAGGCGTGGTCGTAACTCGCGAATGACTCGCGCGTATTCTTGCCAAAGACCGGAGCGGTCGTCGGCCATGCCCTCGCGGTGGCCGGCATCACTGAACCCCTGACAGGGGAATCCCCCGCAGATGAGGTCGACGGGGGCGAGCTCTCCGGCTCCGACTGTTCGGACATCTTCGAACCTCTCAGCATGGGGCCAATGTTCCGACAGCACGGAACGACAGAACCTGTCGTTTTCTACTTGCCAGAGCACGGGGCCGAGGCCTGCTCGTTCGAGGCCGAGTTCGAGACCGCCGATTCCCGCGAAGAGGCTCCCGATCGTCAAAGACATCCGAAGCACACATCCCCATCAGGATTTTCAGGAGCTGGATCGGTGTACTGACAGCCACAGACACAACACACATGCTGATCGTCGTCCCGTGGCATGGACGGACGTCGGTTGTCGTCTCGCTTAGGGCCGTTTTCACGGCTGGCATCGGTCTGCTTTGTCATCTCTCGGCCTCCTGGTTCGGTCCGCTATCGTCGAATCTGAAGGTAAACCGAGCGTCAAGACATGTCAAGGCCATTTTACATCTCGACACCCACTCCGTCTCGTGATAGTGAATCGCATGCCCAATATCCGCTCAGACCTCACCTTCGCCGCCTGGCTCCGCGGGCGCCGGGCTCAACTCGGTCAGCGCCAGGAAGACGCATGCCGCGCCGTAGGCATCTCGAGGCCCACCTGGGTCGGGTGGGAAAAGGGAACCATCCTCCCAACGAAGGTCGCTGACCTCCATAAGCTCGCCGATTGGGGTGACGTCGAGACGAGCGATCTCCTCCGAATCACCACGCCTGAAGTTCCTGAGACGCCCGCTGCCGGCTGATGGCGGATGCCTTGGACTCGGATCGACGATGGGTGGAGCGCCCACCGAAAGGTAGCGCGCGCGGGTCCTGAGGCCTGTGGGTATTGGCTGGCTATGTGCTGTTACGCGAATCGACATTTGACCGACGGCCACGTCCCCAAATCAGACCTCGGGCTCATCTTCCCGGGTGTGAACTCGCGACGGAGTGGTCGGTTGACTGCTCGTCTACTGGCCGTCGACCTACTGGTCGACCACGAGTCCACGCTCGAAATAAACGACTTCCTCCATTACAACGATAGCCGGGAAATCATCCTAAGAAAACGCAAGGTTGCGCGCCAAAAGAAGAGCCGGCAGAGGGCCGTGTCCCGGGGGGACAGTCCAGGGGACTCGCGCGGGCGCGTTCCCGACCCGACCCGACCCGACCCGTTACTACCACCCCCCAGTAGCCCCCCAGGGGGGGCCGTCACTGTTCAGGGAGATCTGGAACTCAAGAATCCGGAGACCGGCGAGGGGCTTTCCGACGACCAGTCGATCCGGATTGTCTTCGCGACCTGGGTATCGCTGCACGTCGCTGAGAAGGTCCGTAGTCGCGCCGTGCTGACGCCTAAGCGCCGCAAACGCATCAAGGCGAGGCTGGGGGAGGGTTACACCGCGGGGCGCTTACAGGCCGCCCTGAGGGGCGCGCTGGCCGACCGCTGGCTCATGGGCCTCGACCCGAAGAGCCCGCGCGCCTATCGCGACATCGAGACCCTCCTCCGGGACGGGAGCCAGGTCGAGCGCCTCGAGGCCCTGGACGGCGAGCCACCGGCAGATCCGAGCGGCGCAGCTCCCATTAGCGACTTCTCAGACGTGGACGAAGAGGCCGAGATGGAGCGGTTCCACGCCGAACTCGCGGAACGGAAACGACGAAAGGCGGCCAAGGATGGGTGAGAGTCTGAAATCGATCATCGACGCGACGAGGATCGCCACGGAAGCCGCGAAGGCCGCCGAGGCCGCCTCGATGGGCGTCACCTCCGCCGAGCTCGAAGACGAGCAACGCGCCCAGAAAGAGATCGCGACTCGGTCCGGGGCGATCGTCGGCTCGGGGATCCTCATCGCCGGCGACGACGTCGCGGCGATCGCCAGCAAGCACCACCGTCAGACGAAGGCCCTCGTCTCGGTCGCGGCTTGGTCGGAACGGAAGACGGCGAAGTTCCTCTTCCTCTGCGGCGGCGTCGGGACGGGGAAGACGTTCGCGGCGGCTTGCGCGATCGCCTCGCTCGGCGGAGGGACTGCGGTCAGGTCAGCGAACCTCACGCGCCGGATCCATCCGACGTACGCCGACACCGTCGCCGGCTATGAGAAGCTGAACCTCCGGAATGCGCTCGTCGTCCTCGACGACCTCGGGACAGAGCGCGACCACGCCGGCGCGAAGTGGGGCGACGCGTTCGCTGAGTTCGTCGAACAACGCGTGATGTTCGGGCGGACGATCATCACGACGAATCTGAAGTGGGACGAGATCAGCCGACGCTACGGCGACCGCATCGCGGATCGTCTTCGGGCTCACTCGATCGCCGTCGAGTTGACCGGGAAGTCGATGCGCTGATGCCGGCCTGTCGATCATGCGGCGCCTGGCTCCAGTTCGTGAAGACCGAGAAGGGGAAGACCATGCCCGTCGAGAAGCAGTTCGGAGGAAACCTCCTCATCAGGGCTGACCTCCTCGGTGAAGACGTCGTTCAGCACGTCGGCGACGGGAAGGGGACGCACGTCTCGCATTTCGCGAATTGCCCGGACGCCGCAAAGTGGCGGGGCGGGTCGTGATCCGAATCATCACCGGCGATTGCCTCGAAGCGATGGGCGAGCTCGACGCGGCAAGCGTGGACGCCATCGCGACGGACCCTCCGTACGGCCTCGGTTTCATGGGCCGCGCGTGGGATGCCGGTGTTCCTGGTGCGCCGTTCTGGGAAGCGGCCCTACGCGTCGCAAAGCCCGGTTCCCATCTCGTCGCATTCGGGGGAACGCGGAAGTTTCACCGGCTCGCGTGTGTGATCGAGGATGCCGGGTGGGAACTCCGCGATTGCCTGTCATGGCTTTACGGGTCGGGCTTCCCCAAGTCGCACAACATCGCGATCGCGATCGATAAACAGGCGGAAGCGATGGACCATCGCGGCAAAGCGATCCGAATGGTCACGCAGGCACCGGAAGAGCAAAATGATCTTGAGGCTCCCGATCCTCCGCCGGACCACGCGCCGATCACGGACTCGGCCAAAGCATGGAAGGGATGGGGGACGGCACTCAAGCCCGCATGGGAGCCGATCATCCTGGCCCGAAAGCCGCTCACCGGAACCGTCGCGGAGAACGTCCTCGAACACGGGACGGGGGCGGTGAATGTGGATGGCTGTCGGGTCGGAACCGGAAAGGATGTCCCGGCCTCGGTGTCGAGCCGCGGCATGCAGGCCAAGCGTGCAAGCGTCTATGGGACCTATGGGATTGAGACGGGATCAGAATCGGGGCACGATCCCAACGTCGGCCGCTGGCCCGCCAACCTGATCCTCGGCTGCGCATGCGAGGGCGAGCACGATCCGGGGTGCGCGGTGGCGATGGTGGACGAGGCGAGTGGGAAAGGTGTCAGTCGACGAGGGGGCCCGAGGAAGAGCGCCGGCCCCGGGGCAGGCTACGGCATGGCCCACACCGGCGCAGAATACGATGATGCCGGCGGCGCCTCCCGTTTCTTCTACACGGCGAAGGCGAGCCGCGCAGAGCGAGAGGCGGGTCTCTTCGGCGCGAGCTCGGTCGTGAACGACGGGCGCGAGACCTCGATCGACAACCCGTACCAGCGGGGCGATACCCTCCGGCGGAACACCCATCCGACCGTGAAGCCGATCGCGCTCATGCAGTGGCTTGTCCGCCTCATCACGCCACCGGGCGGGACCGTCCTCGATCCGTTCTGCGGATCGGGCTCGACGCTGATCGCTGCCGACCGCGAAGGCCTCGACGCCATCGGCATCGAGATCAATCCCGGCTACGCCGCGATTGCGCGCGACCGGGCCAAAGGCGACTGTCCGCTATTCGCGGACGTGAAAACGGAAGGGTGAACGACATGGCACGCAAACCACGACAGACAGAAGTACCCGGAACTGAGCGTCCGAAAGACGAGGAACTCTCCGCCGCATGCGCGGACCTGAAAGACCTCCGGACGAAGCGAACCAAGCTGAAAGAGAAGCTCGACGCGTCAGCAGAACGCCTCGAGGAGATGATGATCGAGAAGGGAATCGAGGTGTACGTCGATGCCGAGCTCGAACTGAAGGTCACCCTGAGCGACCTGAAAAAGCTCTCGCTGACCGAGTTCAAGGTGAAAGAGACGAGCGTCGAATGATCGACATCGAGCTCAAAGAGGACGGATGACCGCTGACGCCCGATTTGTCGTGACGGGGACGCCGATCCCGTATGCCCGCGCGCGGACGGTGGCGCTCCCGAACGGATCGACGCGGTACTTCACTGACAAGCGGTCGAAGAAGTATCGCCAGCGTGTCGCGGGGGCAGCTCACAACGCGGCGCGCTGGGTTCGGGAGGGCGCGAAGCTCGTCCGCCGGTCGCCGCCGTGGGCTGATGAATCGAAGTGCCGGAAGGTCATGGCGAGGGCGACGCGGCGGCGCGGACAGAAGCTCCCGGCCTGCGAATGCCCATGGTGCTCCACCGAGTACCGTCTGAAGCTGAACATCATCCTTCCGAACAAGCGGACGCGCGACCTCGACAACATCGAGAAGAACATCCTCGACGCATGCACCGGGGTGCTGTGGTGGGATGACCGTCAGGCATTCGTCGAGTCGAAGGAACGGTCATTCTCGAAGGCGAATCCGCGCATCGAGATCGAGGTTCGAATCGTCATCCATCAGACGGAACTCGGTCTCTCGGAGGAGGAAAACCCATTCCCCGGCGAGGGATGGGAGACGATGCGTGCGAGGGAATGGCTGAACTGGGCGGCCCTCCACTCCGCCGACGAACGAACCCACGAAGAGGTCGCAGGGAATCTCGCCGCGCTCCTCCGCGACTGCTGGGCCTCAGGATTCCTCGAGGGAATGGATCAGGGAGATCTGACCGAACCCCCGCCCGAACCGCAGCCCGGCGACGCGGCCCGACTCGACCAGCGCATGTTTCGCCCGTCCCACCTGAAGCTCGTCCCGCCGGAAAACTGATGGAAGGTATGGACGACATCACGCGGGCGATCATTGGTCACGTCGACGTGCGGTCGCGGTTTCGTCGCCTGGTCGCTGCGAAAGGCCAGGACGAGGCGTTTCGCATCCTCGAGGCCGCTCTCCGAGACGGTTTCGGCGGACTCGCCGGCCGGAAGGTGAAAGACATTCGGGTCGATGAGATCCGCGACATCGTCCTCGATGCGCTCCACGAGGCCGCGAAGGGAGGGGCGAACTGATGGGACTCGCCGAACGATTCGTTCTCCGCCTCCGAGCTGGCCGCACCGAGGTCGCGATCATTCCGCGCGACGAAGGCGCCCTCTTCCACCCCGGTCCCATGGGGAAGGCCCAAGTCCGCGAACGCTGGAAGGCCGATGCGATCGAGATCATCGCCCAGGCGCTCGATGATCCGGAGATCCGCGCCGCATTCCGCGACAAGGGGCTTCAGCTGGTGGTGGTGAAGTGACCGACGACGATGATCGCATTCCGAAGACCTATGCCGGTGAGCTTCGCGCGATGGGCCTCGGCATCCCTGAGGGCATTCCCGATTGCGCCTGGGTTCCAGCGGCATCGATTCAGTGGGTGATGGATGGGATCCCAGAATCTCAGCCTGATGGCCGATTCACCATCCAAGCCAGCGCTACATTCACCGAAGCGTTTCAGTGGGTTCGGGTGAGCGGTACCATTGAGCCATGATCCCCGCCCAGCTCGCCACCGACGACCCGCTCCAGATGATTCGGTGCAACCCCTACCGAGCCTGGCTCTCCAAGCGCGCATGCGGCCTTCGCTTCAAGCTCTCGAAGAGACTCCGCCGGAATCCGAGAAAGGGCCCCCAGAAGACCAGCCGGACCGAGGTGGCGCGATCATGCGGGCTCTGCATCGGCTGCCCCGCCGGGAAGGAAAACCGCCCTCATGGCCGGACGCCGTAAAATCACCATCATCATTCTCGACGAGGCCGGGAATCCGCGCGACCTCGGGATCGAGGCGCCCCGGTGCCAGGTTTGCGGCGAGCCATTCACCGTTCTCGATGCCAAGCGAGGGCCGGTCAGCCACGCATGCAAGGATCCCCATGGCCGGACGTAGCAAGCCCTGGGACCGACAGGAGAAGGAGACCGAACCGGCCTTCCACGCCTTCGTCGTCTACCGTGACATGGGCGCTGAACGCAGTCTGACCGCCGCCGCCATCGAAGCTGGGTACTCACGTCAGCAGATGGCCGACTTCTCGCGAAAATACGACTGGGTCGCGCGGGTACGCGCCTGGGTACGAAGACAGGATCAGGCGAAGACGCGGTCGGAGCTCGGCGAGATCGAGAAGATGCATCGGCGACATGTGCGGCTTGCGCTTCAGCTCCAGGACGTGACCGCGCTCGATCTCGAGAGGCTCATCGCGCGGAAGGAACGTGAGATCGAACGAGACGAGGACGGCAACATCGCATCGGCGAACGAGCTCGCGAAGGTGGCGGAACGCGCGGTGAGAATCGAACGACTGGCGAGAGGCGAGGTCACTGAGCGCGTGGAGACGACCTGGGACCTGTCGCGGCTCAGCGTGAAGGACCTCCGCGAGCTGAAGAGATTGCGGGCCCTGATGGGCTCAGAAGGGGAAACCGATGGAGGAGACGAAGACGAAGCCTGATCCGATAGTCCATCTCAGGGCCCGAACGAAGATCACGATCGAACATGGGCGCGACGGCTTCACCGCGGAGTTCGAGACGGCCGGCCGCAGCGTCCTGGTTCGCGGCGTGAACGCACACGAGGCGCTCTCGAAGGCGGGCCAGATCATCGACGACTTGGCGCACGTGATCCGCACGTACATGGAGGACGCGGCTCATGGCGAAACGTAGGAGCGCCCGCCACTCGCTCGGGAAGGTCGAGCGTCACAAGGTCGAGAAGTGGCTCGCGCGAAAGCTGAAACAGTCGCTCTACAGCGGTCGCGTCGAAGCAGCCGCGGCGCTGGCTGAAATGCTGTGCGTGTTTCAGGAGAAGGAAGAATGATCGCCCCGATGAACGAGGAGCGCTCCCCCTGGTGGGACCTCGCGATCGCCATCGTCCCCGCGCTGGTCGCCGCGGCTGCGATCGTCGTCCCGTGGGCTATCGACAGGCGCGAGCGGAAGCAATCGTCGGAGGGGAAGGACGATGACGCCTGAGGAAGTGGTCGCACGCCGGGTCGCTGAGTTCGGGGGCGCGGTTCTCGGCGCTTGCATCCTTGCGGCCGTAACGGACTGGCAGGGTGCGGTGATCGGGGCGGCCATCTGTGGGGTGCTCCAATGCCGGTGGCTTCTCGCGATCGATGCGCTCGGAGGTGACGCGGCCAGATATCAAAAGGACCAGGAGTTCTGGTCCAAGCGCCATCCGGCATGGGAGCAACGGTCGATTGCCTGGACGACCGGGATCGGCGCTCTGGCCCTCATCACCTTGGCCGCATTGCTGGGAAACCGATGACCCGCCGATACGACGTCGAAGAGGTGACCGTCATCACGTCCCGCCATCTGGCTCAGGGCGAGATCGCCCGGTGCGTGGTAGCCTGCATCCGCAAGCCTGAGGCCTTCGAAGGGGTCGACGGTCTTCTCGACGCGCAGCTCGCGAGACACTTCCTCGAGGTCGCGAACGGGATACTGAACAGAGAGGAATCAGATGAACCAGAATGATGAACGCGACCCGCGCGGCTACGACGGGAGCATTCGAGTCGGACGGCTTCTCGACGCCCTCTCGTCATCGAGTGCAGGGGTCACGGGGATCAATTCGAGGCCGAGATGAATCGCCGCGCGGATTGGTTGAAGCTCGGAAACAAAGCCAGGAAAGACCGAGATCGCTATGCCGAGACCCTCGTCTTCGTCCGCCAAACCATCCATCAGGCTCATCACGAGGGCCCCATCGAGGCGTGCCCCAAGAACACGTGCGACGCTATCGCCCAGGCGCTCGGAGAGCGCGTCCAGAGGACAGCATGAATCAGAAGAACGGAAAGTCCGCAGCCCCGCCCCAGACCCCCTTCCAGGCGCTCGCTCAGATGATCCTGGGCCTCGGCGCCGCGAGGACGAAGCAGGAAGCCATGGCCCGCCTCGCGGCCTGTCAGAAGCTCCTCCATGGCATCGAGCAAGCGTTCGGGATCCAGTCTCAGAAGATGGGGCACCTCCAGAACGTTCTCCTCGCGATGACCGAGGGGGAGTTCCGCCACCTGTCGCTGAACATCGAGGGCGACGTCGAGGGCTACGTCTTCACCGATTCGGAGGGGAAGCCCGTCTGGGTTGTGGATGCGAGCCGCGGGATGGTTCTCATCACGCCCGAGCACGTCGAGCCGATCGTCGTCACCGTGAAGATGAAGGACGGGACGGAGAAGAAGATCGAGATCAACCACCTCGGGAATGAGGAGGAGGGCGCGGAACCGCCAGCAGATCACGAACGGCTCCGGGTTCCGGTGGGCGAGGTGGCGACCAGCGGACCGATCGAAACCGACCCGGCCGGCCTTCCCGCCGACTTGGATGGGGCAAACCAGGCTGACGAGGAGACAGGCTGATGAACGTATGCAGCATCCACAACCTGCTGAAGCCGTGCTCCGTTTGTGCTGAAGGCGAGTTGCGCGATACCCGGGACGAGCTCGAAAGCGCACGAGACGCGGCGCGCGTAGAGGAGACGTTGCGGATGGAAGCCGAGGCCGAGCGGGATCGGCTCGCGGCCGAAAGCGCGGGCGTCATCTCGGGGCGCTGCGACGAATGCGCGCCCATCATCCCCGAAGCCCTCGAACCCCGCACCCGCCTCATGCTCGCGGCATACGCACTGCTGCCCCATGCCCTCGACTGCGATAGATGTGAGACAGGGGTCGGGTGCGTCGTCTTTGAGCGGCTGCGAGGTGAGGCCCGCACCGCCCGCGAAGAGGTCGTGACAGACTAGCGGAATGGACGCCGCCACGGGCCGCCCGGTCGAGCTCCCCAGCGATGCAGAGATCGATCTCCGGATCGTCGAGAAGGGCGGGCTTCACGGATTCACCGAAGTCGCCTGGCCTCAGGTCCAGAAGGCAGCCCCATTCCTCGACAATTGGCACGTCGGCGAGATCTGCGCGCACCTCGAGGCTGTCAGCGCGGGCGAGTTCCGGAACCTGATCATCAACATCCCGCCCGGGTGTTCGAAGTCCACGACCGTCGCGGTTCTCTGGCCGGCCTGGGAGTGGGCCGAGGTCGACCCGGCGCGTCAGTACATCTTCGGGACCTACTCCTCGACGCTCTCTCGGCGCGACGCGATCAGGCACCGAAATCTCGTCGGCTCGAAGTGGTTTCGCCGTCGATGGCCCGGGGTGTCCATCCCGTATCAGAACACGCGATCGGCGACGAATTTCCAGAACAACAAAGGCGGGCGACGGATCTCTACCTCGGTCAAGGGCGGGATCATCGGCGAGCACGGCAATACGATCGTGGTCGATGATCCGCTGAGGCCTCTCGACGGCGAAGGGCGGCGCGCCGTTCTCGGGACCGAGCTCGATGGTTGTATCGACTGGTGGGGCGGAACGCTCTCGACGCGTCAGGCCAACCCGAGGACGACGCGTCGCGTGATCATCATGCAACGGCTGAACGTGCGAGATCTCGCCGGCCATGTCCTCGAGGAAGAGGGCGAAGAGGAGTGGGTTCACCTCCGCCTTCCGATGGAGTTCGAGAGCCGCTACCCGTGCGTCACGCGGCCGATCCGGAAGCGATACCTCGAGGACGACGCCACCGAGGATGACCCAACGCCGCGCTTCGAGATCGGCGGTGATCCGCGCACCGAGGAAGGCGAGCTCATCTGGCCGGAGCACTACGACCGGAAAGCCGTCGACACGCTGAAGCGCCGGCTCGGGCCTCGAGGAACAGCGGCCCAGCTCCAGCAGCGACCGAGCGCTCTTGAGGGGGCGATCTTCAAGGCCTACTGGATCCAATATTGGGGGTATCCCGGCTCCCGCTACGCCGAGCTCCCCGAGCGCCTGAGGCTGATTCAGTCCTGGGACATGACGTTCAAGGGCAAGCCGACCGGGGGCCAGAAGCGCTCGTGGGTCTGCGGTCAGGTATGGGGCGCCCGCGGCGCGGACATGTTCCTTCTCGACCAGGAGCGCGGCCAGTGGGAGCTCGTCGAACAGCTTCAGGCGCTGGCCCGGCTCACGCGGCGCTGGCCGAAGGCTCACCGCAAGCTCATCGAGGATGCTGCGAACGGGGCCGCCGTCGTCTCAGCTGCGAAGAGAAAGGTCGCTGGCCTGAAGCTCGTCCCCACTGGCGGCGGGAGCGAGGCGCGCGCCCAGGCGGCGGCGACGTTCTTCGAGGGCCCCGAGGAGTTCGAACCCGGGAACGTCTGGCTCCCCCATCCGACGATCGCGCCCTGGGTTCCCGACTACGTCGCGGAGCTCCTCGCGTTCCCGAACGGCGCGAACGACGACCAGGTCGACTCCACGACTCACGCCGTCGTATACCTGGGCGGCGGCGCGGCTAGACTGTATTCCGAAGCGATGGCGAATCTGGGGTGAGCTGATGGGCAAGATCGTGAAGCGAATCGGGAAGACAGAGGTCGTCCACAAGCGAGGCGACAGCGCGGATTCGCCGGTCGTCTCGATCTGGTCACGTGTCCAGGCGCGCTTCGATTCCTGGTTCAACCTCCTGACGGGCATCGGCGTTCCGGGCATCGACGCCGGCTCCGCGACCGACTTCTCGCCGACGGTGCGCCTACCCGACGCGTTCCTCGAGAGCCTCTACAACGGGGACGACATCGCCGCGAAGATCATCGATGCCGTCGTCGATGACGCGCTTCGGAAGGGATACGAGATCGTCATCGAGCCCGAGGACGCCGAAACGGGCGAGGCGAATCTCTCGGAAGCGAAAGAAATGGGCGGCGATGTGAAGCGGTTCCTCGAGGACGAGCTCGGGGCCACCGAGAAGCTCTCCGAGGCCTGGGCATGGGGCCGCCTCTTCGGCGCCGGCGCGCTGTATCTCGTCGTCGATGACGGCCCGGACACCGACCAGGCGGAGGAGCTCGTCCCCGAGAGTGTTCGCAAAGTCGAGGCGCTGACCGTCCTCGACAAACAGGATCTCGATCCGGCGTCGTTCTACGATGACCCGAGTCACCCGAAGTTCGGTGAGGTCGAGACGTATCGGATCAGCACCTTCGGCCCATCGGGCAACATCGCTGGCCAGATCACGAACCTCCAGATCCACGAGACGCGGCTGATTCTCTTCGAGGGCGTTCGGACGACGAACCGCCGAAAGCAGATCAACGAAGGATTCAGCCTGTCGGTTCTTCAGCGCGTCTTCGAGGTTCTCAAGCAGTTCAATATCAGCTGGTCGGCGCTGTCGAACATGCTCCAGACCGCGTCCCAAGGCGTCTTCAAGATGGAAGGCCTGATCGAGATGATCGCCGGCGGTGAATCGGCGGTCATGCAGCAACGCATGCAGCTCGTCGACCTTCAGCGCTCGGTTGCGCGGTCGCTCCTCATCGACTCCGAGACCGAGAGCTTCGAGAGCGTGGATACGAACGTTGTCGGCGTCCCTGATGCGCTCAGGGTTTTCATGATCCGAATCGCGGGCGCGGCGAACATGCCGCTCACCCGTCTCCTCGGAATGTCGCCAGCGGGGTTGAACGCGACGGGCGAGAGCGACCTTCTGATCTGGGCGTCCATCGTCGAGGCCGAACAGAACCGCGTGCTCCGCCCTCGGATGATGCGCCTCGTCGAGCTGGTCATGACGTCGAGCGAGGGCCCGACCGGCGGCCAGGTCCCCGAGCGATGGGGGATCATCTTCCCGGAACTCATCCAGTCGACGGAAAAAGAGCAAGCCGATGTCCGGAAGCTCACCGCGGATGCCGATGCGATCTGGATCGATCGCGGCGTCCTGCTCCCCGAAGAGGTCGCGATCAACCGATTCACGGCGGACGGCTTCAGCACATCGACCACAATCGAAGTCAGCGATCGCGAAGCGATGCTCGCGCCCGGACCGGAGCCGGAGCCAAGGCCCGCCCCGGAACCCGTCCCCGATCCATTGATCGAGAAGGTCACCGATCCCGAGGCGGTCGATCCGACCACGGCTCTGAACGGCGCTCAGGTGAAAGCGCTTCAGGATCTCGTTCTCGCGGTGGCGGATGGCACGCTTCCGAAGACGACAGTCCAGCGGATGATCGTGGCGAGCTTCCCGATCTCCGAGGTCAACGCCGCAGCCATCCTGAAGGACGTCGAGGAGCCGAGCGATGACGAGCCCGGTGGGGGCGGTCCACCGCCGACGCCACCGCCTCCCCCCTTTGGCGGCCCCCCCGCGCCACCTCCGCCGGGCACTTCCCCGGGCTCAGGGCACGAAGAGGAGGAGCTCGACCTCGCGGCCGAACGAGATGACTCTCGCGTCTGGCGCGCCGATCGCGTCGAGAAGAACGGCCCCGAGGGCAAGCCGTTTTGCGTCGTCTCTGAGGCCGGAGAGCGGATTGCCTGCCACGCGACCAAGGCGGCGGCGAACCGTCAACTCGCGGCCATCGAGGCAGCGAAAGCGGCGCGCGGCGATCAGGCCGAGCACGTTCACTCGATCCCCGGCGGCGGGGTCACCGGTCCGGCGGGCCTCGGCGAGCACAGTCATTCGCTGCCCGGTGGGGGGCGTACGGGCTCTGCTCAGTCGGGAGCGGGGCATACGCATAGCCTCCCGGACGGCGGGCAGACAGGCGGTCCCAGGGCCGTCACAGATGACGATTAGATTCGACCAGACCGGGACCGAACGCCGACAAGCCGAGCTCAGGGCCCGGCGTGCGATGGCACGGGCCGCGTCGATGCGGCGACCGAGACGAACCGTCCGCGTCCCCCGTCAGAACTTCCCGCGAGGCGTCCGGCTCGAATACCAGCGCTCGATCCTGAAGCTCGTTCGCGAGGTCGCCGAGAAGATCCGCGATGAGATCCTCCCGAACGTGCGCCGCCTCGTCGATCAGACGCGGCAGACCGATCCGAGCGTTCGTCAGGATGCCCCCGCGGACGAGGCGGCCGAGGCCCTCGAGGATCTGAGCGGGACCGTTCTCGAGACGAGCCGGCGAGGCATCACGGCCGCGGCGACGGCGAGCGTCCGGGGCGTGTCGGGCTTCAATCAGCGCGAGCTCGATCGGGTCTTCGAGCGGACCCTCGGCGTGGGGATTCCCGCGTCGGAGCCCTACCTCGACGACTTCATCATCGCGGCGACGCGCGAGAACGTCCGGCGCGTGACGGCCCTCCTCGAATCGGAATTCGTCGAGGCCGAGAACGTCATCCTCTCCGGATTCCGGCGCGGCCTGAGGTTCGAGGAGATCGCTCGGACCCTCGACGAGCGCTTCAGCATCGTGGAAAACCGAGCTCGTCTCATCGCGCGCGATCAGGTGGCCAGCCTGAACGGGGAGCTGAACAGGCTCCGACAGACGAACCTGGGGGTCGAGTCCTACATCTGGAGAACGAGCCAGGATGACCGCGTCCGAGAAGAGCATGAGGCCCTCGAGGGCGAGCGCTTCACCTGGGCTCAGGGATCGCCCGAGGGTCATCCCGGCGAGCCGATCAACTGCCGGTGCATCGCGGAGCCCGTCCTCGGCGATCTCATCGAAGCGACCGACCCGACTTTCATATAGGCTTGGCTCGACGCCTCCTCCACGGTCTCGGGATGGGCGCCCCGGTCGGCTGGCGTCACTGGCCGGGGCGCCGCTAAGGTGAACCCGTGGACCTGACCGAACTCCAGAACAGCGGGCGCGAACTCCGGATCGATGTCGGCTCTCTCCGGTCTCGAGGACGCCGCACGCCTCAGGGCTTCCTGAAGGTCCCGGGCAACCTGACCCGAACGGGCGTGCTCACCTACTACCGCGCCGATGGCTCGAAGTTCCGCGAGCTCCGCCATCCCGATGAGGTTTTCAACGCCGACTCTCTCGGGACGCTCGCGTTCGCTCCCGTGACTGAGCGCCATCCGGGCGGCCTCGTCTCGCCGAAGAACGTCGCGAAGGTCCAGGTCGGGATCGTCACCGATGCGCGGCGCGACGGGCGTTTCGTTGCCGGCGATCTCGTCGTTCAGAACGACCAGACGATCTCCCGCGTCCTCGGTGGCAAGCTCCGCGAGCTCTCCCCGGGGTACACGTGCCGGATCGACCACGTCTCCGGCGAATGGAACGGCGAGCATTACGACGGCGTCCAGCGCGGGATCATCTACAACCACCTGGCGATCGGGCCTCGAGAGTGGGGCCGCGCCGGCCCGGAGGTCGCTCTGAAGCTCGATGACGCGAGTCGTCAGGCTGCCGGCGCCCTGGTCGCCTTCGAGCGTTACGACACCCACAGTGGCGCGGCAGCGGGATTCGTCCGCCAGCAGATGGAGCTCCGGTCGATGGCGGTTCGGGACCTAGCTGAGACCGCAGGCCTCGAGGAGTTTCGCCTCGCTGTCATCGTGGACGGATTCGATCCTCCGACCGACACGGAAGCGCGAGCGATTTCGCAGGCGCTTGGCCTGGACCCCGCTCTTCTGATAAACCAAATCCCAGACGCCGACAGGCGAGACAACCGAGGAGCTCCGAGAATGGAAACCCGCACGATTCGCGTCGACTCGATCGACGTCCAGGTCCAGGCGTCGCACGCGTCGCTGATCGAGAAGGCCATCGCCGATCGGGATGCACGGATCGACGAGCTCTCGAAGCGCGCCGACGAGGCCGACGGAAAGCTCGACGGTCTGACGACCGAACGCGACGAGCTGAAGACGAAGCTCGACGAGGCCACCGATCCGAAGCAGATCGCGAAGGCGGTCGCGTCCCGGGTCGATCTCGAGAAGGGCGCGCGGAAGATCCTCGGCCCCGAGGTCAAGCTCGACGGGAAGACGGACCGAGAGGTCAAGGTCGCCGTCCTGATGAAGACCGACGAGGCCTTCGATCCCAAGGATCGCTCCGACGACTACGTGAACGGCCGGTTCGATCACGTCGTCGCCGCGGCTCCCGACCGGAACCACTCCCGGGATGACACGCGGCGTGCGATCGCGGGCGGGCGCAAGCCACCGACCCAGCGTCAGGACGGCGTCGGGGAGGGCGACCCGAATGCCGACGAGCGCATCGACAGCGCGGAGAGCGCGAAGGCACGCGCCCGGCGTCAGGCCGCCGAGCTCGGATCGAAGAAGCTCCGCGTCTCGGTCGTCTGATCTACGCCGGCCCGGCGAAGGCTCATATCGGCGCGCTCGCGAGCGGGTAGAGCTCGGTCATCGAGCCGTGATATGGGTCGTTCAAGCTCGTGCGCGTGGCGCCAATCTGAAACAGCGTGAGCCCGGCCCAGTCGCCAGCCGCAGTGATGTCTACGGTCCCGTTGCCGGAGAGGAACCCGTCGAGACGCATCTCCGCGTTCACCCAATCGATCACGATCGTGAGTACGGCGTCCCTGGCCCACGCGACCCCGCGGGACACAGCCACCCCATCACCGTCAATGCGGAGCACATTGCCAACATGAAAGCGCAGGGCGTTTTGGGAGCTGTTGGAGACCAGGTATTGGCGCATCCCCTCCGCCCCGTGCTCCACGCTTGAGAAGCGAGGCCGCAAGTAGAACCAGAAACCCTCTTCCTGGATTGGGTTCCCGCTGGCGACCGCACACTCGAGGTCGTCCGATTCACTCGTCGCCGCCCCGCCGCTCGTCTCGACAAGCGACTTCGCGAACGCGCCTACGCCGACCTGCGCACCGTACACGCCCACGTCGCGAGCTTCGGCACTATGGTTTCCGATCCGCTGCTGTGGAGTCGTTACTCCGCCGCCGGAGTCAACTGCGACCCCGAGCATCCGCTGCCATGCGATGTCGTCGATTACTGACTCGGTGTTGTCCGCAAACGGATTGCCATCCCAGTCCGAAAAGCGCCCAACTGGCCCGTCCAAAGACCACGGGGTTCCTACTCGCCGGCCGAAAAAGCTGGTAACGATGTTGACGCTCTTAGGCAGGCCCGCGTCGAGCGCATCCGTAAATCGCCCCGCCGCCGACGCTGGCATCGTGACAACCCCCGCAGAAAGAGCGAGACCGTCTGGTCCGGTGATGCTGAGATCGTCGAACGTCGACCCGCCCCCGCCGGCCCAGCCGGTATTCATATCGGACTGCACGCTGTAGTTCGTGTGCCCCCCTTCAAGCCCGTACGCGCGGAGGCCGTTGATCGGAACGACCCGACGCAGCACGCCCGTACCGTACCTCCGCAGGATGTTTGCCCACAGCGCGTCATCCCACGTCGCTGCACTCGCGCGCGCGAACGCGGCGTCAGGGCCCGTGAACGGGACGATGGGTTGTTGGCCTGGGAACCACAACCTGCCCAAAGAAAAGGCATTGCCTTGGACGATCTCGGCCACTTCAGTCTTCCGCGATCACACTCACGTCAGGCGAACTGACGCCCCGTATCCATAGCTCGCGCACCTGGCGGTCGAGACGAAGTCCGGCGCTCGGTGTCCCGGGGACGAGCTTCGCGTCGTCGCTCGCCCCGTCGAACGAGACGAAAGCAACGGCGTTCGGGGAGATCGCTTCGTTCACGATCAGAATCGCCCGCGCGTTGAAGGTGAACGACACGTTTGCTGACCCGGGATACGCGGCGGGCGCGGAGGCAATTTCGACGAGCTCGGTTCTCTTCGCCATGGAGGGCAGCCTACCCCTCATCCGATTTGCCGTATAGTGGGCACCGATGGCTGTCCCACCGAAGGTTCTCGCCGATGGAGCTGGCGTCTATATGACCGACGCGAAGCAGGCCGGGATCACGACTGTAGACAGATCCGGTGGTCATCGCCGATGTTCCAGCCACGTTCACGACCGTCACCGGACTTCCGGGCTTTACGGGGGACGGGACGGACGGGTATATCGAATATCGAACGGCATCAGGATTCCTCGTCCGCGCGGGGTCATGGCGTCGGCAAGGCTTTCCGATTATCCTGAGCGCGGGAAGTTGGGCAAGCGAGATCATCGACTTCGAAGTCCACGACCATCTCTGAGGAGCTGAGAAAATGAGCCAGACCGCATACACGCAGGACCCCGCCGTCGCGATCGAGGGGATGCTCGCCGATCTCGGCCCCACGGATGTTCGGACCGCGATCGCGGACGAGGCGATCGCTTTCGGTCTGGGCGTGACCCGGGCAGCCGGTGGTGCAGCGGACGATCGACCGCCACGCGCGGCACTGCCCGCCGCCGCGGGAGATGTCACGAGCGGCCTCTTCCTGGGCATCGCCCGGGCCGACACGACGATCGAGCAGGCAGCGACGCCGATCGGCTACGCGGTCGACCAGGAGTTCGCCTATCTGCGATCGGGTCACATCTGGGTCAACGCGGTGACGGTCGTCGCCTTGGGCGATGCTCTTTTCATTCGCCATACGACATCGGATTTCGGCTCGTCGAGAAACGACAACGCCGCCGGCGATGCCGATCAGGTCCCCGGAGCATCCTTCCGGTCTGCGACCGCGGCGATCAACAGCCTCGCTCTCGTCGAGTTGAAGGGTCAGATCTAAGGGCGGCGAGCTCGCCGAACCGATTCGAAGGGTCAGGAAAGGTACACCGACAATGCTCACGCCCGAACAGATGAACATCGACGAGCGCCACATCGATCACGCGAGCCGCCTCCTGTGGGATGTCGGCGAGCGACGTTTCGACGTGAACGAGACCGCGCACTTCGCGCGGCAACTCGAGTTCGTCAAGGCCCAGACCTACGACATCGCGTTCGGGAAGCTGAAGAGCCTTCAGTTCATCCCGCTCGACACGAGCGCGCCGGAAGGGGCGGATTCCGTCACCTACCAGCAGTGGAACGAGGTCGAGGCGGCCGTCGTGGTCGCGAACATGGCGGACGATCTCCCTCAGGTCGACGTCTTCGCCCGGGAGTTCACGAGCCCCGTGAAGTCGCTCGGCTCGTCCTATGCCTGGTCGATTCAGGACATCCGCCGCGCCGCGATGGCCGGGACGCAGTTCAACCTCCGGAAGGCTCGCGCTGCCCGGATGTCGATCGACCGGCGCATCGATGAGGTCGGCGCGAACGGGATCCCCGAGTGCAACACGACCGGCTTCCTGAACAACGCGAACGTGCCCATCTTCGTCTTCCCGAACGCTGGCGCATGGGACACGATCACGACGGCTCAGGTTCTCGAGAATCTGAACGCCCTGGCTCAGTCGATCGTCGACGCGACCATCGAGATCGAAGAGCCGAACGCGATGATCCTCCCGACGACCGAGTTCGGGATCATCGCCGCGCGCCCCATGCTGGGCGGAGACGGGACCGACACGATCCTTCAGGTCTTCCTGAAGAACTCGCCCTACATCACGCAGCTCGACCAGTGGGCGAAGCTCGAAGGCGCCGGCGGCGGCGGTTCGAACCGGTTCGTCGCATACGACCGGAGCGATCGCGTCCTCCAGTTCAACATGCCGCTCCTGTTCGAGCAGCTCCCGCCGCAGCCGAAGAACCTCGCGTTCAAGGTGCCCGTCCATGCGCGCGCGGGTGTCGTCGAGATGCACTATCCGCTCGCCGTGGCATACGCCGACCGGCTGTAAGACATCGCGCCGCCGCGAGCGCTGATCGCGGAAACGAAGGGATCGCTATGTCTGAACAGATGACCGTGCTCGTGAACCGAGCGTCTATCTTCTGGCTTCCTGCCATGAGAGGGGAGCCGAACGCCGAAGGGGCCAGGCCCTCGCTGTGCGGGAAGTTGAAACTCATTCCGGGAACGAACATCATCTCGCGAAAGCGCTGGGAGATGAGCGCCGACCATCCCGCCGTGAAGGTGTACATCGAGCTCGGGACGCTCGTCCTCGACCCAAGCGCAGCGGAGAAGACCGAGCACACGCACACGCCCGACAATCTGTCAGGGCTGAAGGGCCTCTCGATTCCGAAGGCCGCGGTCTGGATCGAGGCATGTTCCGAACTGAGGCAGCTCGAAAAGTGGCGGAACGCCGACGACCGAAAGGGCATCCATGCGGCGATCGATGCGCGGATCGCCGAGCTGAACGAAGACGAGCCCGACGAAGGCGACGACGATTCTCTCGCCGACGAGGATTTCGAGTAAGCTGATCGGGTGGCGGTCGATTTCACCTCGTTCGTGGTCGCGTTTCCGGCGTTCAGAAACACGGACCGCCCTCGCGTCGAGGTGAAGATCGCCGAGGCGAAACGTCAGGTCGACGAAGCCGTCTGGGGGGAGCTCACAGATGACGGCGTCGGCTATCTCGCCGCCCATCTGCTCGCGATCATGCCCGGGGGCGAGCACGCGCGCCTGATCCCTCGGAATGCGAAGCCGGTTCGAGGAGAGGCTCTGACGACGTATGAGCGCGAATACAAGCGCCTGATGCGACAGGTCGCGAGCGGCTTCCGGGTCACCGGCCCCGACCAGACAGCGGCGGCCGGCGAGACGTGAGGTAAGCTGAGGTCGTGGCGGTCATCGTTCGCGACCTCGGATTCAACGCCCTCCTCGCGCGTCTTCGGATGATGGGGGTCTCGGCGCTCACCGTCGGGATCCACGATGACGCCGGCGAGGCGGGCGACGGGTTGACAGTCGCCCAGGTCGCGGCCTTCCACGAGTTCGGAACGGTGAGAGTCCCCGAGCGATCGTTCATCCGCTCGACGCTCGATAACCAGCGGACTTCCATCGAGGCGCGCGTGAGGGACATCACCCGAAGCGTCATCTCGAACCGGCGTCGACTTACGCCCAAAGCTGCCCTGGGGATCCTAGGTCTCGACCTACAGCGCCGGATTCAAGAGACAATCCGCCGCGGTATTCCGCCCTCGCTCGTCTCGCGCGAAGGGACCCCGCTCATCGATACGGGGCAGCTGATACAGTCCATCACGTTCAAGGTGACCTGATGAGCTCCACGCTGACGACGAGCCCCCAGATGTGGGAGGACGGACTCGAGAGGCTCTTCGAGAAAATCGGAGATGGCCTCCCGGTTTGCTGGAAAGAGCAGGAGCGGCCCTACGCGCCCGACGGGATCATCCTCCTCCGGGTGATCGGCGATCTCTCCCTCGGGACCGACAACTATCGGATGGACATCGATACGTCTCTCCTCACGTCCTCGCCGCCGACAGAGATCCAGCCGACGTCCAACGGGAACGCCGTCGTCACGCTTCAAGTTCAGGTCGAGACCTTCGACCAGCACGCCTCCGGCCGGGCTCGAACGTTCCTCCGGAAGATCCGCCAGCGTCTCAGGCTCCCGAGCTCGATCGCCCACCTGAAGACGATCGAGACGAGCCTCGCCGAGATTCTCACGGTGCCCGTCGTCGACAAGCTCGAAGACAACCGTCAGTATTCACTCGCGACGATGGACGTCCGCCTCAATACGATCCAGGTCGAGAACGACGTTCCCTTCGGCCGGATCGACTCGATCGCCATTCAACCGACGCTTGCCGATGAGGTCGGAGGCGCTATCACGACCCCGCCCTTTACGATCGACCTTCCCGACCCGTAGGCTCTCGGGTAGAACAGAGTCGGCGCCCACGCGGAGATTTCTGAAATGCCCTCACTCGATAGCATCGTTTCGGTCACGATCACGGCGACGACCGTCACGCCCAGCCGAGCAGGCTTCGGGACGCCTCTCGTCGCGGCGTTCTTCCCGACGTCGATCTTCGCTGAGCGCGTCAGGGGGTATTCATCGATCACCGGGATGACCGCTGACGGGTTCCTCGCGACCGATCCCGTCGTCCGTGCTGTGACCGCCGCCTTCTCTCAGAATCCCAGGCCGCCGACCGTGAAGGTGGGACGACGCGCGAGTGCCCCAACTCAGTCGATCAAGCTGACCCCGGACAACATCCTCGAGGGCTTCGACGTCACCGTGACGATCGTGTCCCCGGATGGGACATCGACGGTCGTCTCGCGAGTGAACGGCCCGGCCGAGACGGTGGACACGATTGCGACCGCGCTTCAACCACTGATCGATGCGGTCGTCGATCTGACCGCGACGGATAACACCGGCTCGGTCTCCGCGGACGCCGACAACCTCGGGGAGTTGTTCGACTTCCGCGCCGTCCGCGGTCTCGAGATCCTCGACGAGACACCGGATCCAGGACTCGCGGCCGACATCGCAGCGATCGAAGCGGAGGACGCGGACTGGTACGGCTTCGCCCTCGATTCGAACTCGAAGGCGGAGGTCGCCGTCGCTGCGGCATCGATCGAAGCGCTGACGAAGATCTTCATCGCCACCTCCGCCGATCAGGAAGTTCTCGACGACACGGCCGGGAACATCGCGGAGACCCTCGAGACCGCGGCCTTCGCTCGGACGGCGCTCCTGTGGAGCCGAGCGGTTCTGTCCTACGCGGGCATGGCTTGGTTGGGGAAGATCCTTCCGACCGATCCAGGCTCGGCGACCTGGGCCCTGAAGACGCTGGCGGGGATCACGGTCGACGACCTGACCGACACCGAGATCGCGGCCATCGAATCGAACAACGCGAATCACTATACGTCGGTGGCCGCGGTGAACGTCACCCGTCAGGGGACCACGGCCGACGGGGACTTCATCGACATCCAGCGGACGATCGACGCGCTCACGGCCCGGATCCAAGAGGACATCTTCGCGATCCTCGTGAACCTGAAGAAGCTCCCCTACACCGATGGCTCCGTCTCGCTCGTGAAGGGAACGATCCGCGGCGCGCTTCGGGCCTTCCAGGACACAGGCGCCCTGAACCCCGAAGTCGACCCCACGGTGACTGCGCCGCTCGTCGCCACCATCGCGACCGCGGACCGCGCGAACCGGATCCTCCCAGACGTCGAGTTCACGGCTCAGCTGGCCGGGGCGATCCACAAGGTCAACGTTCAGGGGACCCTGACAATCTGAGGAGCTGACGAACGATGCCCGGATTCAAGACTTACAACGCCGACGAAGTGAAGATTTCCATCGCGGGGATCCCCATCAATAGCGGATACGCAGACGGGGAATTCCTCCGCATCGAGCGGGACACGCCTGCCTTTGAGGACGTCGTCGGGACCGATGGTGAGGTCACCCGTTCGAAGACAAAAGACAACCGAGCCACCGCAACGCTTCTTCTCATGCAAACGTCCGATGGAAACAACCTCCTCTCGGCGCTCCACAACACGGACAAGGCGAGCCCCGGCGGTGCCGGCGTCGGCCCGTTTCTCGTCGAGGACCTGAACGGACTCACCATCCACGAGGCGGCGGAGTGTTGGGTTCAGGGCTCCGCGCCGAGTACCTACGATCGAACGCCGACCGCACGCGAGTGGCCCATTCGGATCGCGAACCTGATCGACTTCATCGCTGGCACGTAACCGCGACGACATAGCTCGTCCACCGAAGGGGAACCGATGGCACGAAAGACAGAGACCCGAGAGTTCGGGGACAACTATTTCCGCGCGAAGCAGCTGAAGGTCCGCAAGGCGAACCGGGTCCTCGAGAGGCTGTTGAAGATCGTCGGCGAATCGCTCGGCGCGCTGGCTGACAACGTCGGGACCGGGAAGACTGAGACGAGCTCCGCGCTCATCGGCGACTTGCAACGTGGCGCGCTTTCCGATGCCGCTCAGAAGCTCGTCAAGAACCTCGGGGGCGACGATCTGAACTGGCTGGTCGACGAGCTCCGCGTCTCGATCTCATACCAGACGCCCCAGCTCCGGGAGTCGGACGAGAACAAATTCGTTCCCATGACTGGAGACATCTGGGACGAGGCCTTCGCCGGCGAGCTGATGCTTCAGTTCAAGGTGATCGCCTGGATCCTTCAGCTGAACTTCGGCAGTTTTTTCGCCGGAGTGGGCGGCCTCGCCGGCGCCGCCCGCCAGTTCGTGACGCCGACGAAATCACGCTCGACCTCCCAGACGACCCCGAAGTCTGGCTCTGGGGACTCGCCACCGCAGAGCGTCTGAACGTCACGCCCGCCGAGATCGAAGAGCACTGGAGCCTCGATGATGTCTGGCTCGCTCACGCGTGGCTCGACGCGTATGCTGACGCGGAGGCGGAGCAACGGAAGAAGCTGAAGCCGCGAGGAAAGCGCGGCGGGGGTCGAGGCCGGAGACGATAGATGCTGAGAGAGATCCTCGCGAGGTTCGGAATCCGGGTCGATACCGCACCCCTGACAGGGGCGAATGCGGCGACCCAGGGCTTCATCGGAAACCTGAAGCTGATGGGTGGCCTGCTCGCCGGCGGCCTCATCGTCCGCGGGCTCAGGAACTTCGTCACCGAGATGATCAACCTCGGCGACGACACCGCGAAGTCGGCTCGTCAGCTGGGCATCAGCGCACGAGAGCTCGCTGGATGGCAGTTCGCGGCCAACCGAGCGGGCGTCGAGGGCTCTCAGCTTGTGAACGGCTTCCGTCGCCTTCAGCGGAACATCGTCGATGCGAACGAAGGTCTCTCGACGGCCGTCCGGGCTTTTGATTCCCTCGGCGTGTCCACGAAAGACGCAGAGGGGAACGCCCGGGAGCTCCTCGACATCATGCCCCAGCTCGCGGATGCGTTCGTCGGGCTGTCGACCGCCACCGAGCGCAGCGCGCGGGCTCAGCAGATCTTCGGCCGCGCCGGCGCTCAGCTCCTCCCGTTTTTCGAAGAGGGATCCGAAGGGATCCAGGAGATGCTCGAACGCTTCGAGCGTTTGGGCATCGGTCTCGAGGACGATTTCTTCGGGAGCGCCGAGGTCGCTCAGGATGCGCTGGCTGACTTCGACCTGGCGATGAGCGGTCTGAAGGCGACCATCGCAACGGACATCCTTCCAGCGGTGTCTCGGTTCGCGGTCACCGTCGCGGAGCTCGTCGCCGACTTCAACAGCGCGACCGAGGAGACGGGCGTTTGGCAGGCTGCCCTGATCGCCCTCGGCGCGGTCGCGGTCGCGGTCGGGATCGCCATGCTCGCCGCCTTCATCGAGCCGATCGCCGCGATTCTCCTCATCGCCGCCGTGATCTTCCTGCTCGTCCTCGCGGTCGATGACTTCCTGACTTTCATGGAGGGCGGCGACAGCGTGATCGGGGAGTTCTTCCGATCGCTCGGGATCAACGTCGACAAGGCGCGCGGCGGCTTTCAACGGTTCTTCGACGATCAGAAACTCTTCTGGGGAGAAGAGTTCCCCAAGTTCCTAAACAATGCCGGCACTGAGATTTCGACATTCGCCGATCTCTTCGTCGAGGTCTGGGGGAAAGCGTTCGACGACGTAGGGCAATTCCTGACAAGGGTGAAAGACGATTTCCTTCAGTTCTGGACAATCGATGTTCCTGAGGCGATCTCATCGGCGCTCTCTTTCATCGGCACTTCAGTCGATGCGGTGACCGATTTTCTCGGTCTCGCTCGGGTGGGCTCGACCGCTCCGACAGCGGCACCGGCCGCTCGCGTGCCAGGCGTCGCGCCTCGAGGCGGAGCGAACGCGAACATCCAACAGGACGTGAGCGTCACGATCGACAACCGAGGCGGAGGCGATCCGCGCGGCGTCGAGGGCGCGGTTCGCGAGGCCGTCGCGAAGGCGAATCAGTCCGCCATCCGGAACGCGCAACGGGCGCTGACCCAGGTGGTCGATTGATGAAGCTCGCGATTGCTGTATGTCGCATCTGTGACCGGCTCTGCTGGGTCGGCCGCTTCGTCGAGGCTCCGGCTTGCCCCAATTGCTGGGAGGCGGGCTAGATGGTCGAGATCACCTTTGAGCTCGCGAACGGTCAGATCCAAGCGATCGAGATCGACGCGACGACGAACGAGACGCATGAGGCTTCGGCGGAGGTGACCGAGCATCCGGTCGAGAGGGGGGCGGACATCTCCGATCACGCCCGGAAGAACCTCGACGCGATCACGCTTCAGGTAGTCGTCTCGAACCAGCCTATCCGGCAACCGGGAACTCAGATGGATGGGGTTCAGAGCGAACAGCGGGGCCTTGAGATCAGCGATCCCACGACGGGGCTCGTCCTCGCGACGGCGAACGTCCTCGCCTTCGATGGAGAGTTCGATCGGGTTCGGACCGTCTACGGTGAGCTTCTGCGGCTGATGGAGGAGAGCGTCGTCGTCGGCATCATCACGAGCCTTCGCGAATACGAGAACATGCTCCTTCGCCGCGTCTCTCCCATCCGGGAGGCTTCGACCGGTGACTCTCTTCGATGCACGGTCGAAGCGACCGAGGTCCGCATCGTCGATTCAGAGGTCGTGGACGTTCCCGATCCGGAAGAGACTCGGGGCAGAGACGCGCGCAACCGTGGCCGGCGGAACAACGAAGAGGCCGACGACGAGACGGGAGAGCGAAACACCTCCATTGCCCGGGGACTCCTCGACAGCATCATCAGCTGGAACGCGGGGCCGTGACCGATGCCTGAGATCCTCGATACGTCGATCGAGCTCAGCGACTATCGCCAGGTGACGACGCTCGACGGGCGCGACTACACGCTCCGGTTCCTCTTCAACCAACGTGAGGGCAAGTGGTACATGAGCCTGTCGGACGAGAGCGACGACTCGATCGTCCACGGCGTGAAGATCGTCCCGCTGATCTCTCTACTCCGGAAGGTGACCGATGCGCGTCGGCCTCCCGGCGTTCTGATGGCGCGCGATACCACGGCGGCTGACATCGACTTCGGAGCTGGGGAAAAGGTGGCCGACCTCGATCCCGGCCTGAACGATCTCGGCGCGCGTGTGCTCCTCTTCTACTTCCCCGAGGACGAGCCCCTCGAGGCGGCGGCGTGAATGCCACGCCTCTTCGGCAGATCAGCCGCTCTCACGGTAGGCATCGGGTCGAGCCAGGCGCTTCGATTCACTGAAGTCGATTTCGCCTTCACGATTCAGAAGACCCTCGACCGATCGCCGAACACGGCTGAGATCCGGATCTTCAATCTGAGCCAGCAGAGCCGGACCCAGATCGAAGAGACTGAGATCCAGCAGATCCAACTCGAAGCCGGCTACCAGACCGAGGGCGGCCTCTCGACGATCTTCGTCGGCGACAAGCGCAAGGCCTCATCGATGCGTTCCGGCGTCGACATCATCACAACCATCGAGGGGGCGGATGGGGAGCGCGCGGCGCGGCAGCGCCGGATCAACCGCTCGTTCGGTCCCGGGACCCTCCTGGATAGCGTGATCGAAACCGTCGCCGGCGTCATGGGTGGAGAGGGCGGGATAGGTCTCGGGAATCTGACCGAGCTCACGCGGAACTCGCTCGACTTCGAGGGGAACGGAGCCGAGTTTCCCGAGGGGACCGTCGTCAGCGGGAACGCGATGGATATCCTGCGAGGCCTCGTCACGGCCGCCGGCGCGGAGCTGAGCGTTCAAGATCAGAACTTCCAGATCCTTCGGCGCGGCCAGAACCTGCCCGAGCAAGCCGTCGTCCTCCGCTCGGATACGGGTCTCATCGAGAGCCCCTCAGTCGATTCTGAGGGCGTCGTGTCGGCCCGCGCGCTCCTGATCCCGGGCATCTTCCCGGGTCGACAGGTCCAGCTACTCAGCGAGTTCGTCTCCGGATTCTTCCGAGTCCAGAAGGCGACGTACACTGGCGATACCTCGGTGGGCGCGAACGAGTGGTTCGTCGACATCGAGGCGAAGGCGGCGACCTGATGGCTCTCGATCTCATCACCGATTCACCGGACCTGGCCACGATGATCGGCCAGGCGCTCGACTCGAAGCTGGTCGATGTCCACACCGCGATGCCTGGGCGCGTCGAGTCCTATGACAAGGGGAAACAGGTCGCCAACATCCGGCCTCAGCTGAAGCGGGTCCTTCGCCGTCGCGATGGCTCACGCGTCGCCGAGGAGCTCCCCGTTCTCCCGTGTGTCCCCGTCCGCTTCCCTCGAGTCGGCGCGTTCTTCATCCACTTCCCCGTGAAGGAGGGAGACTTCGGTTCGCTCATCTTCCACGAATACAGCATCGGCCGATGGCGCTCGATCGGCGACCAGGTCGATCCGGGGGACACCCGTCGTCACGACCTATCAGGCGCCGAGTTCGTCCCGGGCGTCTTCCCCTCTTCGCTCGCTCTGCCCGATGGCGACCTCTCCGACGATCAGATGCGATTCGGAGCGGCCGGGGCCTACGTCATCGAGATCAACAATGCCGGTGAGATCCAGATGCCAGCCGGGGCATCGACGAAACTCACCCGCGACGACAGGCTTCAGGCCGAGCTGACGACGCTCCTCGCGGCCATCTCCGGGGCGGGAACGACGACAGGCGATGGCGGGGCCGCTTTCAAGGCGGCTATCCTTGCAGCGCTGACCACGTGGCCTGGAGCGACCGCTTCGGATACGGTCAAGGGGACCTGATGAATCTGGAGCTCGTCGAAAGCGTGGACGCCGACAATCTGATCGAGGGCGATCTCCGCCTGACGAATCACCAGTTCACGTTCACGGTGCCCCGGTCATCGACCGCGATCGCCCAGAAACTTCGGAACCGCCTGAAGTTCTTCCTCGCCGAATGGTTCCTCGACCGCCGGCAGGGGCTCCCGTTCTATCAGCGGATCCTCGTGAAGAACCCGAACAGCCGGGCCATCCGGTCGATCTTCCGACAGACCATCCTCACGACGGCGGGGATCGCGAGCGTCGACGAACTTCAGCTGACGATCAACGCGGACCGGACTTCGAGGCTCGACTTCCGAGCGGCGCTCGACGATGGGTCCGAGCCCCTGGTATTCAGTGATTTCATTTTGGGGGTCTGATGTCGTTCGGACTGACAGCTACGGGATTCAATCGGAAGACGGTTCAGGACATCCTCGGCGAGATCGAGGCGAGCCAGAAGTCGCTGATCGATCCCGAGATGGACGTCTCGAGTGAGACGCCGATCGGTCAGCTGAACGGCATCTTCGCGGACAAGCTCGGGGAGGAATGGGAGCTCGCCGAGGCCGTCAACGCGAATCAGTACCCCGACACGGCGAGCGACTTCGGTCTCGATGGGGTGAGCTCGATCACTGGGACCTTCCGCCGGGCGGCGACGAAGGGAACGGTCACGCTCGACCTGAGCCTGAATGCGGGCGTCACCGTCCCGACGGGCTCGATCGCTGAGGTCACCGGGGATTCGACGAACCGATGGGTCACGACGGCCGACGCCACGAACAGCACGGGATCGCCAGCAGTCGTCCCAGTTGAGGCCGAGGCCGAGTTCGCCGGCGCCACCGCAGCGAACGCCGGAACGATCGCGGTGATCTCCACGCCGATCGCTGGATGGACGGCGGTCACGAATCCCCTGGACGCCGAGATCGGCACCGAGATCGACACCGATGCCCAGCTTCGGCTGAGGCGCGAACAGGAGCTTTCCCTCGCCGGCTCCGGAACGGTGAACGCGATCCGCGCCGATCTCCTCGCGGTCGAGGACGTGACGAGCGTCACGGTCTTTCACAATCCGGGCGACGCTATCGACGTGAACGGACTCCCGCCTCATTCGGTCGAGGCGATCGTTCTGGGCGGGGCAGACGTTGACGTTCGCGAAGCGCTCTTCGCCACGGTGGGCGGCGGGATCCGCACGATCGGATCAATCACCGGGACCGTCATCGATGACCAGGGATTCACTCAGGCCTCGAACTTCAGCCGCCCGACGAACGTCCTGATCTGGCTCGAAATCGACATCGACATCACGCCCGCCGACTACCCTTCGAACGGTGACGATCTCGTGAAGGCCGCTGTCGTGCTCTTCGGTGCGACGAGCTACATCGTCGGCGGAGACGTCGTCCTTTCGAATCTGAACGTCCCGATCTTCTCGATCGCAGGCGTCGAAGATGTGACAGAAATCCAAGTCGGCCGAGCCGTCTCCCCCAGCTCGACCGTGAATGAAGTCATCGCGGCGCGCGAGCTCGCGATCCTCGACACGACCCGGATCGTGGTAGCTACTTCCGTATTTGTCCCCTGAGGAGCTGAAACGATGTCCGCGACCGCTACATCAGTAACCCGTCAGCTCGACGCCTCCGGCGATTCGATCAAGGGATTCCTGGACGCCGGGAACCGGGTCGTCCAAGGCGTCGTCATCGATCCGGAAGTCGGCGCCGGCGTTCTGACGAGATTCGCGACGGCCGGGACCGGCGAGGTCGCCATCCTTATCTCGGCGGCGGCCAGGCGCATCTACCAAGCCGATGTCATAACCGCCGTCGGGGCAGCGGATCCGACCTGGCTGATGCTCTTCAACACAACGATCGCCCCGGTCGCGACGGACGTTCCCATTTGGAGAGCGCGCGTCGGCGGTGGCTTCGCATCGATTGACGTCGGCGTCTTCGGCATCGAGCTTACCAGCGGCCTCGGCGTTGCCCTTTCGACGACGCCCGACACGCTGACGCTTGCCGGAGCGAACGACGCATTCTTTCAGGTGGGTTGGGCCTGATGGGCATCTCAGCGGGTGGCGGAGGCGGCGGAGGCGATACGCTTTTTATGAAGTGGAACGGTATCGACACTAGCCAGTTCGAGGCGAGTCCCGCGTTTCTCCCGTCCGGGTGGTCGGCGCCGTCGCTATCCGTTGTTGCTGACCCGTTGGCGCCGAGCGGGAACGTTCTACGTCTTCAGTTCACGGCGACCGCCGGCGCGGCGACGATCTATTGGTTGCTCGCAGCCACGCCGCCATGGGAACCGGAGGCAATATCAAAAGACAATCGATCGTTCGACTACGTGCAAGACTTGACGATCCCCTCCGCGTCCGTCGCGGTGGGACCGGCGTATCTGTGTGACGTATCGGGCACATTCCATGGGCACGCGCATTGCCAGAATGCCATCAACGGCGTCGCGTCTCGTGTCGACAATGGAGTTGAGACAACGGGTGTCACTCTCGGAACCAAAGGCGAGCCACAGGCAAGCCTGCATGAATACAAAACACATGCAGGTAAGCAGGCGGGGGCGCCGCCGACGTGGCTTCAGGTCGTCAAAGGCGCGTCGCCCTCCCAAGAGTTGACTATTCGCGAGGACCAGACTGCTGTCGGAGGTGCGCCGGGCGCGACGTGGAATAGTCTTGCGTGCGATCGTATCGGGATCGCTGTCCTCGCAAGCTTAGCAGCCGGGCACACGTTCGATTTCCGCGCGCTGAGCTTTGCCCTACGGAAAGAGGCGGCATGACGCGCACTTGGATGGACGCGG